GCGCACGTCAAATCGGCGGTTGCGTCGCCCATAATTGCGGACTGGTCGCCAACGGCGGTGTAATAGTGCGAACCAACGGGCAAATCAATGTACGGCAAACGTACAACGTCCCATTCGTGGAAATTCGCACGGGTGCGGCGCAATGCCTCACGGTCAACACGTGTAAGGATACCAACATTACCGTCAGCAACGGCAAACATGGTTCCCATTTTGCCCGTTTCGTCGGTTACGTTGTTCGTGTAGTGTAAAACCTTGTTGTCGTACTCCATGCGCTTGTTTACGTCGTTGTAAACGCCATGTTGCGCAAGTTTACGGATAAGGCTATCAACCCCGGCGTTGGCGATAATGTGGATATATTCCGGGTAACAGTTAGCCCGCATAATCGGGTTAATATCGCCCAAAATCTCGGTCGCCATTTGGGTTGGAACCTGTACCACATTGCCCGACTGTGTGTAATTAAGCAACGTTTTGAACACCTGTGTTTTGTTTGCCTCCAATGCGGCAACGGCTCCGACGTCCAATTTGTTCGCCAAAGCCCGGCACGTCTTTTCCATTTTGCGCAAAAAGTCGTGTTCGTAGGAAATTTCGTTGTTCATATAGGCGGCGGGAACCATTGTAAAGCCAATGGCATAAGTCGCCCAAACAACCGTTACCAATGCGGACGTATTTTCATCGTCAGCGATAACGCACGAACGGACATTGCTAACCTGTACATCGCCGTCGTAATTGATAACGGGTACTTGTACCGTGTTACCAATAGACGCAAACGCACGGTCACGCAAATTGGGGTTAATGATTGAGGACGGGGCGTTGGTCTGCTCAATGAAAAAATCCAATGCGCCATACTCACACGGGCGGGTCATATTACGGTCTAATTCCGGGTTCTCAATCCGCCAATTCTGCAATCTTGTTGCTACTAATGACATAATGTTAAAAATTTAATTGTTATTAAATGCGGGTTTACCCTTTACCCGTGATTGTTTACTTTTCTGGCAATGCGGCAATATTGTTGTCCTGCCATGCCTGTTTCATTGCGGCGTCGAACTTTTCGGAACCCGCCGTTAAGCCCTGCGCCATAAGGTTTGCGGCGATTGCTTCATAAGCCTCGACACGGGTTTTTGCGCCCGTTACGTCAATGGTTATTCCGCCACCACCGCCGGAACCGCCGGGGGGAACCGTTCCGCCGCCTCCGGCTTGGCGTCCCTTATCCAAAATACCCATTGTATCCAATTCCTTTGCCAACAGGTCGCCGGGGGTGTACGGGTTCAACTGATTGTTCGGGTTACGCATAATTGCGCCGCTTTCGTCCTTAAAAGCAATGATTTTGCCGCCTTTGCCGTCGTCGATATATTCGGGGTTCATGCCCTTGATTTTGTCGATTGCTTGAGCCAACAAAACCTTTGTTGCGCTTTCGGGCAATCCCGGTTTGAATTTCAACCCGGCGGTTGCCGCCTGCAATGCGCCCTCGATACGGACGCCGAATAATTCCGTTTGGAATTTCTTTTCGGCTTCATCGTACTTCTTTTTGAGGTCGTTAAACTGCGTTGTTACCGCCGTTAAATCGGCTTTCGCCTGTTTCAAAGCCTTTGCGGTTTCCGCATCGGTCGCACCGTCGGCAATTGCCTTTTCCAAACGTGCCTTTTCTTTCGTCAGACTGTCGATTTGGGTTTGCAATGCGCTTGCGCTTTCCGCTTTGGTTTTGAACTCGGAGACCACACGTTTTGCGTAATCAAACGTCTTTTCGGTTCCGTTCTTTGCGATACCGGACGCCGCCAAAATATCGGCATCCAATCCGCCGTAAATTTCGCCCGTCTTTTTGGCGATAACGCTATTTTCGTCGTTGGCGGACAATGTTGTAATTGCCGCAATTTGTTCGTCGGTTAATCCGGCTAATGCCGCATTTGCAATTAAAATTTCTCTCGTTAACATAATTCTTTCCCTTTGAATTAATTAAGTGCGATTGCTGATACTGCTCCGCTGTTTGCGTTAATAATATGAATTGTGTATTTTGGCGAATCCCCGGTTGTGTCAACCAACCAACTAATAACACGTGCATGGCTGATTTTCTTTTCAACCTCTTTTGTTACCAAAATGACGTCGGTAATTGTTCCGCCCTCAATACATTCAATCAACTTTTTCTTTATTGCGCCATCCAATGCGGCGGCGGTTGTTGTTACTTCAATAACCAAATTGTCCTGCTGTGCAATCTGTGCCATAATCGTATTTTTTAATTGTTTAATACTCTGTTACTTTTTCGCTCCGGGTTTGTCCTCGGCTTCTGCCTTTGCCTTTGCATCGGCTTTGGTTTCTTTGACGGGTTCCGCCGGGATAACTCCCGCCGCTTTCAATTCCGCCAAAATTTCAGCCTTTAACGCCGCTTTTTCCTCGGCTTTGGCTTTCGCCTCGGCTTCTGCCTTTGCCTTTGCATCGGCGGCGGCTTTTTCCTCGGCGGCTTTCTGCTGTGCGGCGGTTCGTTCCGCTTTTTCCTCGGCTTGCGCCTTGACGTACTCGTTGGGGTCGTGCAATACGGTAATCGTGTAACCCTGTTTTTTCAGTGCGTCCAAAATGCCGTTTTCAAAGGACTTTTTGCCGAATTTTTGGATACGGGGAACGGATAAACGTTTGCCCGTTTCGCTGTCAAACTTGCGTACCTCAATAACGCAATGATACAAATGTTGTTCGTTGCTCGGTACAATGTAGTTTTCGGGGGTGACGTCGGTAATTGCGACGTCCTTTGTTTTACCCTCAGTTGCTGTTTTCACTCGCATACTCGTTAAATTTACTTGTTATTACTGAAATCTTTTGGTCGAATGGTATTTGCGTTCCAAATTCCAAAATGTTTGTATTCTCCCGTTCAAACCTGCGGACAAAGTTAGCGAAATTCAACTTTATACGCAATTCATTCTCCGGGATTAAGTTACGCCCGTACAAATCCAATACCTCGTTCCGGGTCAAATGGCGGTACGGCTCCAATTCTGCCAATATCAACATACGCTGCAATTGGGTTGGGTTGTTCCGGTACTCCGTTTCGATAATCTGATTTTGTAGGGCGTCCAATTCTGCCTCACTTGCGCCGCTTTCCTTTGCCGACTTGTAACGGTTCCGCAACTCGCTTACGTCGTACAAATAGAACTCCGTGCCGTAATTGACTTTTGCAGATACGAACATATTGCCGTATCGCAATCGGCAAACCGTTTCATCGACGAACTGTTGGGCGGCTTCAAAGCCTTTTTTCACTCGGTTTAATACCGTGCTTTGGCTCTCAAATGCGGCTTTAACCTGTTGTTCGTTGAATGCCTCCCGTTGGGTTACTTCCTCGTTTTGTCCGACGACGGCGGTAATAATGTTTTCCCGCAATCGCTTTTCTTCCTCAACGTTATAATCCAAACTTGTACGGTCAACGGTCAACATTTGTACCGGGTTCCGCAAATCGGGTTGTTTGTCCCCGTCCGGTATCGGTATTTCAACAAAGGAACCCGCCCCGGTAATCCGTTTGTCGCCGCACTTGGGGCAACGCATCAATAACCCGGCTTGGTCTAACCTGTAATACCCTTGTTTGTCTTTCAAAAATCCACCGTCGCAATAATCGCCGTTTTCGGCGTTTGTAAAATCGCACGATTGTTCGTAACCGGAATATATCGGGTACGCCCCGTACATATCCAAATGCCGCTTCGATATATGGAAAAACAAAAACCAATCCAACGCCTCCAATTCTTTTGTTAGCGGGGATTGTTTAACGTCCGGTTCTCGCAAATTCATTGGCTCGTTCCAAAAGAAACGGGCGGGGCAATAGCGCAAATCGTGTGGGTTATCAACCAATAATTCGCCTATGTTGCCGCCGTCGTCCTCTGCAAATACTCTGTATCGTTCATCGTCAATAACTGCAATACGTTTATCGGGTTGGCGGAAAATTATCCAATCCATAACCCCGGTTGTCCGGTTTGCCTCAAAGGTTATGACGCTTTCGATAGGTAGCCAATAAAAATACGGGGTCGGGTATCGGTCGGCGGGGTTTTGCTCGGCGGGCAAATCAACTATTAAGACGCTGTTTATTTCCGTCTTGAAAAACTCCCAACCTTTTGTATTCCAAATTTCCGGCTCCTTTAATACATCTTGGCGGTAATACTCCCAATCGTCCCGTTGTTCCGTGTTTTGAAATTGATAGTTGAACGCCGGGTTACGACCGTCGAAAATACGGCTTAACTTATCAAAACAAATGCCCGTTACCTCGTTGGTACGAACGGGGTAACGGAACAATGTTTTGAAGATTTTGAATTTATCGTGCGGGATAAGATTTTTAACCCATGCCAAAAAATCGGTCGTGGGTAAACACATTAAGGGCGTTACGTTGGTTTGGGCGTGAAATTTAATGCGGTTTTGGTGTATGACCGCTTTATTTATCGTTGCCTTTTTCCTCGGTTCCGTTATTTCCTTTCTTATGCGTTTTATATCTAATCCCATTTTCTTTGCTAAATTCAAAAGGTGTTTTTTCGGGCAACTGCCAACCGCCATTGTTAGGCATCCGCAATAGGCGTTCGGCGTGGTTAATCTCAAATTCTTCGGTCGTGTTAAGGGTCGGACACTCCAACACGACCTTTGTAACTTT